GATTTCAGCGATGTAGCTTTGTGTCTTAAGTAGCTACAGAAACTTGTGGAGCAACGCCTTCAACGTTATTTTGCCTGTGAGCGATTTCAGCTTCTTCAAGCTTAATTTCAGTAATGATTTGCCTGATTTTATCATCGAGCCTAACCATATCAAGAGTATATCTATCTTCATTAATATGCTCCTGTTCCCACTTCAACTCCAAGGACCTTTTTGCTTTGTATAGGTCTTGTATCATCAACAACCTCCTCAAAAGTTATTCGATTTAATCCCGTATCGTAACTATTCCCGAGATATTCCCAGTTTATACTTTTTTCTCCCAATTTGTCAAGTATTGATTCTTCAAGAGAAACAGCATTATCTTCGGCTAAAACATTAATTTTAGCGTAGTGATCGTATGCCCATATTTTTACTGTGAATGTTTTCATGATTTTTTCTTTCTAAATATCAAATGTGGCGGAACTATGTCCGCCACATTAGTTTAATGATTATGCTCCTGGCGATCCGAAGATACCTCTAAAGTCAGAGAATCCAAAAGAATATCTCTCTCTAGCTTTGTATCTAACGTTTCCAGTCTCAAAGTCACCTTCCATAGCTGTTTTTAGAGGCGCTCTAACAAAGTGTTTTAAACCGTTAGGCACGTCCGTTTTAATGAAAAACGCATTAGTATCTGTTAAGTAGTGATTCACAGCGTAACCCTGTGGAATCATACCCATAGACACAAGTGCATTCGTATCATTATCAGCTGTTCCAGTTCTTAGAGAAGATTTCATTAATCTCTCCGCAGTAAATTGAAGCGCAGAAGGAATTATCATTTTAACTCCTTTAGCCGCAATTTTTAGACCTCTTTCGTCAGTCATTGCAGCGATGTCAATTAAAGACTGCTCCAATGAAGTTTCGTTAAGATCTGCTGCAGTAGTTAACTCATTTCTAACTGTTCCTGCAACGATAGGGTGATTAGTAGCGCAAAGCTCTTTACCATCTCCACCATTTGCAGTAGCAAACGCATTGTTTAACACATTAGCTGCTTTCACTTGTTTAGTGTTAGCCATTGATCTCGCTAAAGCTTTTGTATATCTAGACGCAAGTCTGTCATACAAGTTATCCTCAATCGCTTCTTCAGTGATTGCGAACGCTAAAGCAAGCGTTTCATGTGTGTACCTAGCTGAGAAAGTTTCCTGTGCTGCATCGTAGTTTACGCTTGATCCTTCAGGTTTAACTGAAGCATTTGCGAAACCAGATAACATCACTTCTTCTTCAAAAGCTCTGTCGCTGTTTTCCGTGTCAAAAATTTCCGCGTGTTCGTTTGCGTAGTTTTTGTATTCCAGACCGAATAGTGCATTCAATCCTGGCTCTAGTTCTTTAACTAGTTGTGCTCGTGATATTGCCATAATTTAATCTCCTATTCGATTATGCTATTGCTGTTGTTAATGTAAACACATGTTCACCAGTATTAAACTTAACGTATGCGTTAGCATTCGCTGAGCCTGTATCACTATTGTCGGGATCTTTAGATATTCCTATCTGTTTGAAACCACCACTAGTTGTAACTGTTGATGTGTCAAGTTCTTGTGTTGACTGTCCAGAAATAGTACTTCCTGCTACTCCTACAAAGTCAAAACCACCATGGTTCATTGCTGCTGTTCCAGTACCATCATGTTGTACTTCAAAAATGATATTTGGATCTGCATACACAGAAGCTACTGTATCAGCTGCTGCTGTGCTAGCTGGATAGAAAGCCTTGAACGTAGGTTTACTTGTTGATGGATCAGTAAAAAACACACCAGCGAAAACACCCAATTGTTGAACGTCTCCAGCTGCCGCTGCTTCAATACCGCCTGCTGTTACGGCTTCTACTACTTGTCCAGTAAATATAGAAGTACCGTAATTGTTAGCAATAGCAAACTCTTCAGTTTGAATATTGCCACTCAAATGTCTTACGGGTTTAAAACCGAAAGCTGCATCTTGATTTGCCATATTATTATCTCCTTTTGTACCTGTCCTTGCGGACCTCCAGTACGATTAATTTAATTCGTTGGTAAAAAAGAGAAAAACTTATTTAATCTTTTTTAGTACCACCGAAGGTTACACGGGATTGTCTATCAACATCGATAGGCATTCCTGGATGTTGCTCCTTCATAAGGTCGTTCTTGATCGCTTCGTCTTTTTCTTTTGTAAGGTTATCAAAATATTCCTTACGCGATTGAACTAACTCTAAAGATATCCTAGCCAACAATAGGCCGCCAACTCCGATCACTCCCTTGTATTTCCCATCGTTAATAGCTGGATATTCTGTCTCTGGATATTGATCAGCTCTCACTAATTCATAACCGGATCTCAGCATAGCTGCCATGTTTTTTGTATCGTCAAAACCCATAGTTTCAGCTCTTATCCATCTATGATGGTACCCATCTGGTGCAGGGGGTGCGTCTAAAGATGATGGTGGAGTCCAAACTTGTTTTTTAGTTTCCTTAACTCTAGTTTGACTCGCACGGGAAGTTTTTATTGTATCTGTACTCATATGCTTATGCCTCCTTCGTGATTTTTAATTGTTTCGCATACTCTTCTAATGGCACACCTAATTTTTTAGCAATTGCTACCTGTGATGATGTGAGTCTCACAGTTTGGCGACCAGGTTTAACGCTCCGCGTAGCTGACGCTACAGTTTGAGTAGGTTTAGTCGAGTCCTTTGTTTCAGTATTACCAAATTTATGCGGAAAGTCAAGACGCATTCGTCTATCTATCTCAGCGTAGTAATCGTCTGAATGTGGGTCAAAGCCTTCTTGTTTAGTTAGCTTCTCATGTAAATCAAATGCAGTGTATGTCATTGCATTATCTTTACCAAACCAATCGTTGTTATCAGCCCACGCTTCTGCTTTTGGATCAGCAGGTGGTGCTTGAACGGCTTGGTCTAATGTTTTTGGTGCAACTGGTGCTGCTTGTGCTTGTTGTTGGTATCTATTTTTAAGTGTATTAACTTTAGATTCCTCAACACCAATTCTAGCAATTTCTTTTTGAGCATTAACTTCAGCATCAATATCACCAGCTTCTCTTGCTCTTAATAATTGTGCTTTAGCTGACTCAATACCATTTTTTAATTTACCTTCCATAGCATTTACATAGCCAGGTTCAAGTTTAGAAACTTTTTGTTTTAATTGTTCTAATTCAACTTGACCTCCTTTAGCAAATTCTAAAGCAGCTTCTCTTTGTCTTTCTGCTTCACGCCATTTTTTAGTAAGTTTAGAAATTCTTTTTTTAACTCCCTCACTATATTCTTCCAGTTCTTCTTTTGGTTCTTCAGTTTTTTTTTCTAACTTAACTGCTCTTTCGTTTTCAAAAGATTTATCTTCTGCTGGTGCTTTTGGTTCTTCTTTTATTTCTTCAACAATAACTTCGTCTATTGGTGCTTCTGTTACTTTTGTTTCTTCTAATTCAACATCTGCACCGGGTCCCGATGTATCGATGTCAACTAGGTCTTGTTTATTGTTTTCTACGTCTGGCATAGTTTACTCCTTCTATGATTATATATTATGCAACACTGCTTCAGGATCTTTTATAGTTCCTAAAACCTCGTCGTCGTTTAATAGACGAACTTCTCCGCCTTCTATTGGTAATCTTGATCCTGCATATCTTGCAAAAATAACCCAATCACCTTTCTTACACCAAGGTCCTGTTGGAAATTTTTCTTTGTCGTGATAACACAATGGTCCAACCTTTAAAACATAACCACAGTTTGTAGCTATTCTTAATTTTTCTAAAGATTCTTGTGCCATAATTATGCCACCTTTAGTTTTTTCTTTCGGTGTGAAAGGTAAAACTAAAAGCCTGTAACCAGATGGTTCTGGTAACTGATCTTTTACGTCTTTGATGTTTTCTGGATTTAATGGTTCTTTTTCTGCAACCATTTCTTTTGTTTCTTTGTATTTTTCTTCGAGGGCGTTCCTATGTTTTGGAACTTCCTTCGTTGATGTCGATAACTTTTCCGTGCTCATTTTTTTGCTCCTTTTCTTCTAGCAGGTTAGAGATTTCCTGTAATAGATATTGATATGTTCTTGCTTGTCCTAACATATATTGATATTTTTCCATATTGTCAACACCTCCACTAATCATGGAGTCACCGACTCTTTGTAAGCTGTCTCGCATCATTTTTTGTAGTTTTGATACGACTACTAACGGATCCATCATGTCTATGCTTTTGTTGGTTTGTCTTTTTTGCCATTTACCATAGTTTTTAATACTTTAGCTTGGCCTGCATGTAATTTAGAAGCTTTGTTTAAACCTTTAATTACTTTTTGTATTTTTGCTTTTTTTGTCATATTAACATTTCCATTTTCTAAGTGCTTTAGATAATCTATCGTCACCTGTGTTGTTACTTGGTTTTTGTCTCTTTCTCATACCTTTCATTCTAGCGCAGAATGATTTTTTTCTTGCTCCACCTTCTGGTTGTGGTG